ATACGATAACATTTTGATGTGTTCGATGAGAGGAAGAGCAGGTCAAATGGTCGGACAGGGATTTTCTGGAAAGAAAACTCAACTTGGAATTAAAATGTCCAAAACAGTTAAAAAAGTTGGATGCTCTAATTTAAAAACAATTATAGAAGATGACAAACTAGTCATCAAAGATTATGACATTATTAGTGAATTAACTACTTTTATTCAAAAGAGTCAATCCTTTGAAGCAGAAGAAGGATGCAATGATGACCTTGCGATGTGTCTTGTAATTTTTGCCTGGTTGGTCGTTCAGGATTATTTCAAGGAGATGACTGATAATGATGTTCGCAAAAGAATTTACGAAGATCAAAAAGATCAAATAGAACAAGATATGGCACCATTTGGATTTTTATCGGATGGGTTAAGTGAAGAAACTTCTTTCGTTGATGAGGATGGAGATAGGTGGCATTTAGATGAATATGGTGATGTTTCTTATATGTGGCAATATCAGTAAAACATAAAGTTAGCAATTTATAAATACTTCTAGACAAAATGAACTTCTTCAAGAGGGGAAAAAGATGGCGGTAAATTTAGTATCACCTGGAGTCAAGATAAGAGAAGTTGACTTAACTGTTGGTGGTATCACAGCAGCAAATAATCAAGTTGGCGCTATTGCTGGACCTTTTCAGAAGGGTCCAGTTGATGTTCCTATTTTAATTGAAACTGAGAATGATTTACTTAATGTATTTGGTAAACCAATTTCTTCAGATTCGCAATACGAATATTGGTTAGGTGCTTCTTCATATCTTTCTTACGGTGGTATTCTAAGAGTTGTAAGATGTAATGGAACCAGTTTAAATAACTCAAATGCTGGAGTTAATGCAACGTCAGTAACATTAAAAATCAAATCAACAGAAGATTATAATAATAATTATTCAACTGCTACTAGTTGGTATTGGTCTTCCAAGAATCCAGGTTCTTGGGCAAATAACTTAAAGGTTTGTGTGGTTGATGCTGCAGCAGACCAAAGACTTGCTATTAGTACTACTAACGTGCAGGTTGGATATGCTGTTACTGCTTCATTTGATCAAACAGTTGCTGGTATTGGAACAACAACAAGAGAACAAGGATTACTCAAAGGCATTATTACCAAAGTCAATTCTGGTTCTATTGATGTAAAAATTACCGCAAAATCTTCTGGTGCTGGTTCAACTGTATTTGCTGAAACTTCTTATTCTGAAGGAAGTGTAAATGCATTTAACAGTAGTTCATCTATTTACATTACAAATAATAGTGGTTCAGTTGAACTTGAAGATTCTGTAATCCCTACTTTTAGTGGCATAACCAGTACTAGCAGAGCATTAATAACACTTCCACTTGGTGATAGTCGTGTATCTGGTCTTTCTACTGGACAAAAAATTAAATCAACAACTGGTTCTGCTTTGAGTTCTGGTACAACTATTAGTGGATTTGGAACCACATCTATAAATCCAGTCACTGGAATTACCACGACAGATGTTTATAATACTATTGGATTGAGCACAACTATACTCAATCCTGGATCATATACATTTGTAATTTATAATACTAATGGACAAACTACTCCCACATCAGTTTCTGATTGGTATAACGAGCAAACATTAGGATTATCAAATGCTACTGTTTATTGGAAAAATATCGCACCAAGACCAAAAACTTCTCAATATTCTTCCGAGAGAAGTGGAAGAAATGATGAACTTCACGTCGTTGTTGTTGATGATACTGGAGTAGTAACTGGTACTGCTGGAAATATTGTAGAAAAATATACAAATCTTTCTAAAGCATCCGATGCGAAGATTACACCATCAGAACCAAATTACTATAAAGATATTATTGCTGCAAATTCACAATATATTTTCCCTGGATTTGCTCCAGTTGGTGGTCCTTCAAAATTTGCAACAGTATCGGGAGTTTCATCAGCATCCAATACTACTTGGGGTCTAACCGCACAAGGAAATACATTTAATGTAATTGGTGCAACTACCTACAATTTAACTGGTGGCACAGATTATTCTGGAATTGGAACTGTTGGTGGTTATTCAGTTTCTTTAGCAGATGTAATTAGTGGATATAGAAACTTTACAAATCCAGCAGAATATCAAATCAACTTTATAATTGGTGGTCCTTCTGGTGGTGCTTCAATTTATGAATCACAAGCAAAAGCAAATGAATTAATCTCAATTGCAGATAATCGCAAGGACTGTGTTGCTACTATTTCACCTCATAAAGCAGGTGTTGTTGATATAGCAAACTCTGATACTCAAACCGATAACATTGTTAATTTCTTTGACCCATTAACTTCATCTTCTTACGCAGTATTTGATGCTGGTTATAAGTACGTTTTTGATAGATTTAACAATCAGTTTAGATACATTGCCTGCAATGCTGACGTTGCTGGATTGATGGCTAGAACATCAATCAATCAATTTCCTTGGTTCTCACCTGCTGGTGCAAACAGAGGAGCACTCAATAACGCAGTTAAACTTGCCTACAATCCTTCACAAGGTCAAAGAGACCTTCTTTATCCTAAGAGAATTAACCCAATTATTTTCTCTCCTGGTGCTGGAATTATTCTCTTTGGTGATAAGACTGCCCTTTCTTATACTTCAGCATTTGATAGAATTAACGTTCGTCGTTTGTTCTTGACACTCGAAGCAACGATTGAAAGAGCAGCAAGAGCACAACTCTTTGAGTTTAATGATACAATCACTAGAGCAAACTTTATTAATATCGTTGATCCTTATCTCCGTGATGTGAAGTCAAAAAGAGGTATTACTGATTTCGTTGTTGTCTGCGATGAGTCAAACAACACTCCAGATGTTATTGATGGAAATCAATTCAAAGCTGATATCTACATCAAACCCGCAAGATCAATCAACTTTATTGGATTGACTTTTGTTGCTACTCGCACAGGAGTTAGTTTTGAAGAAATTATCGGTACTGTTTAATCAAAGAGGTAAAAACTAATGGCAAATCAATTTACTGGTGGTCCAGTATCACCTGGATCTAGAACTCTAAACGACTTCAAGAATAGAATTTCTGGAGGTGGAGCAAGACCTAACCTCTTTGAATGTGAAATTACTTTTCCTGATAATCTCAATTTGGGATTTGGTGGAAATGATGTTGAGGATACAACTAGATTTTTAATTAAATCAGCACAATTACCTGCTTCAACAATTAACGTAATTGATATTCCTTTTAGAGGAAGAAATCTTAAGATTGCTGGTGATAGAACATTCGATCCTTGGACAATTACAGTAATTAATGATACCGACTTCAAGATCAGAAATGCTTTTGAAAAGTGGATGAACTATATGAATAAGCACGAAGACAATTCTGGTGAATTGGATCCTGCTAACTATCAAAGAAATATGAAAGTTTATCAACTTGGTAAAGCAGAAATTAATGGTAATCTTACAACAAATAATCAGATAAAAGTTCTCAAACAATATGAATTTTATGGAACATTCCCAACTTCCATTAGTGCGATTGATCTTTCATACGATCAAGCAGATACTATTGAAGAATTCACAGTAGACCTTCAAGTTCAATGGTGGGATGCTCTTGATACAAACAATGTATCTATTCTTGGTTCGGGGAATGAAGAAGAATTTTGATGAATTATTGGGCATCTAAATAGTAGAATAAGGACAACAACGTTACTATGGCAAAATTGTTTGGTTTTAAATTTGAAGATAATAGGGAGAAGCAGTCCAGTAAGATTGTTTCTCCCATTCCTCGTAATGATGAAGACAAATCAGACTTTTATATTTCGAGTGGTTTCTACGGTCAATATGTAGATATTGAAGGTGTTTATAAGAGTGAAGCAGATTTAATCCGAAGATATCGTGAGATGTCTTTGCATCCAGAATGTGATAGTGCTATTGAGGATGTCGTAAATGAGGCAATTGTATCAGACTTAAATGATTCTCCAGTAGAAATAGATCTTTCGAATCTTCCTGCTTCTGATAAATTAAAAGAGATTATTCGAGAAGAATTTAAGTATATTAAAGAAATTATGGACTTCGATAAGAAGTGCCATGAGATTTTTAGAAATTGGTATATTGATGGAAGAATTTATTACCATAAAGTAATTGATTTTAACAAACCTTCTGATG